TGGAACTGGAACGGATATTTGCGCTCGCGAAGCGGACGAAGCCGGCAAGCTCGCAACAGCCGGCGCCGATACAGCCGGAAGTATTGAGCCGCGGTGTGTTGCTGGTGGACTCGATATTGACTCTGCTATTCGTGCCGACGAACCAATGGGCGATAACGTTGAACGATGCGACGGTAGAGGGGTTTATGAGCAACGCGTGGCAAGTGTTGTCAGTGCTGAAAATGGCGGGCGTGATTCCGTACCAATCGGGCAATTCGATTTTCCCGCGCCGGCCGATGGTACGGCGGTAAGTGAAACGGGTTTCACGATCGGGCTTGCGTTGGGCGTCGCCGCGGCACATGGAATGATCGGCCGAATTGAAACGGGTTTCACTTTTTCGGAAACGGGTTTCCGGCCGCGCGAAACCTATTGCACGTGGAACTGGACTTGCCCGCATCTTATCAACGGCTTGCAAGCGCCTAAGATTTTAGACATTGTAAACATAGAAGAACCGACGACGACGGGCGCCCGCTCGCCGTTGCCGGCCGAAACCGAAAACGCGTATTTAGCACGTTTTCTGCAACCTGCTACACGCATCGGCGAAACTCTGCAAATCGACGACGACGCGGCCGGCCGTATGTGGCGCGAGTCGATCGCGCGCAACGTCGAGCTCACGCCGCGGGAGTTCGTTATTATCGTTCGGGCGAAGCTCGCCGAGTGGCGCCGCGTGGACGATAGCGCACCTGGTATGCGCGTACGATCGCTTACGGGCTTGCTGGTGCGTTCGATGCCGTCGGCCGTCGTCGGCGCCTTGTGGCTCACGGCGCGCGAGCAAGCGCCGGCCGAGCTTGAGCGGGACTGTCACGCCGCGCGGGACATACTCGCCGATGAAACCGCGGCGCCGCGCGATCGGGCATGGGCTCGCGCCATGCTCGCCGAACTTGCCGAATCCAAAACATAAATTCGGTTGTTCGTTTTTCCCCACAATCTCGAAACATCGGGTGATTCCCTATATCGTCCACGTGGCGAAATGAAGTAGCCTTGTAACCGAAACCACACCTATGCAGAAATTGCCCGTCGAGGGGCGATAGGGTGTACGGTTAAGTGCTAAATCTTCGGTATTCGGGCGCCTTTTCCCTGTTTTTTTGGGTTTTTCCCGAGTGCTCTCGGCTTGAAAGTCCAATCGGGAAACATTTGTCTTTTCCTCTTTTCCTCCCCCTAGAGGTACCCATGAAATTTCCTGTTTTGAACCGTGGCGGCGATATGCTATACCGCGTCCACGCCGGCGCAATGGCTCGCATGTTACTACTCAAGCAAGCGAAATTGACCGACGACGGCCGATGCCTGCAGTTGATCGACGTTACCGGCGCCGCGGCCGGCGACGCCGCGGCCGGCCGGACGCATACGAGCCGCGGCGGTTTGCTCGCCGTGATCGGCCGAAGCCAGCAATACACGACGGCGAACGGCCGCGGCCAGGTGGACGGCTTCAAGCAGATTTACCCTGAAGATCGCGATATATTTCGCGCGGCCGTACTGGACTGTATACCCACATGACCATAGGCGAGCTCAAAAAAGCGATCGCATCGCTTGACGACGGGCTAGAAATTGAGATAATCGCCCGATATGAGGACGAGGACGGCGACGAAATCGAGCGTAGCTACGATCTAATCGCCCGATAATGAGGACGAGGACGGCGACGAAATCGAGCGTAGCTACGATCTGTCCGCGGTCGGAGCCGTCATGGATTCAGACACGGCGGGAGAATATGCGCGCTTCGACTGCGCCGAGCTCGACTAGCGGCGCAACGCCGATCAATTTTAACCGCTTGCCGGCCGGCGTCACGGCCGAGGAAATCGCGGCGACGGCCGCGAGCCTGAGCGAATCGGAATTACGCGATTTGCTCTATTGTTGGGAGCTTTGGAGCCGGACCGAGCAAGAGTGGCCGGCCGGCGATTGGCGCTTGTGGCTTATCATGGCCGGCCGCGGTTACGGCAAGACGCGGACGGGCGCCGAGACGGTGCGCCAGGTGGTGAATAAGGCGCCGCGGCAACGTATCGCGCTAATCGGGCCGACGGCCGGCGATTGCCGAGAAGTCATGGTAGAGGGCGAAAGCGGGCTCTTGGGCGTCTTTCCACCGGCGCAACGGCCGATCTATGAGCCGAGCAAGCGCCGCGTGACGTTCCATAACGGCACGCGGGCGTTTTTGTACTCGGCCGAAGAACCCGAGCGGTTACGCGGACCGCAACATCACTTCGCCTGGTGCGATGAAATCGCGACGTACTTGAAAATCAAAGACCTTTGGAGCAACCTGCAATTCGGCTTGCGGCTCGGCGATGATCCGCGGACACTCGCGACGACGACGCCGAAGCCGCTCAAGTTTTTAAAGGAATTGCTCGCCGATCCTGGTACGGTCGTTACGCGCGGCGCGACGTTCGATAATCGGGCGAACTTGCCGGCGTCGCAACTCGCCGAGTATGAGCGGATTTACGGCGGTACGCGCATCGGCCGGCAAGAGCTCGGCGGCGAACTGCTAGAAGAGTCCGAGGGCGCGCTATGGGCGCGCGAGACGATCGAGCGGGCGCGCGTGCGCTCGGCGCCTGAGCTCGTGCGAATCGTGATCGCGATAGATCCGGCGACAACGAGCGGCGAAGATTCCGACGATACGGGCATCTCGGCGTTCGGCATCGGCGCCGACGGCGACGGCTATGTGCTCGCCGATGACACGTGCCACCTTGGGCCGGCAGGGTGGGCGGCGCGATCGGTGATGCTATTCGATCGGTTTGAAGCCGATAAGGTGATTGGCGAAGCCAACAACGGCGGCGATATGGTTGAGCAAACCATACGAACCGAGCGGCGCAATATCCCTTACGAAAAGGTTCACGCGAGCCGCGGCAAAGTGGCGCGGGCCGAGCCGGTCGCGGCGCTTTACGAGCAAGGGAAAATCCATCACGTCGGCAGTATGCCGGCGCTTGAGGATGAAATGGCGAATTTCGTACCGGGACAGATGAAGCGATCGCCGAACCGCGTGGACGCGCTCGTGTGGGGTGCGTCGTATCTGATGCTCAAGCCGGCGCGCGTCGGCCGTGTGTTGAGCTTATGAGCCGCGGTATGGTCCTGATTTGCCAGTTTGCGGATTTTGAATTGACGGTTGCCGGCTCAACGTTCGATCGGGTCTGTAGCAAGTGCGGCGTACGGTTAATGCTCGCGCCGAGCGGACAAGCGGCGCTTATGCGTGATCCGACGATGGAATTGGCCTGTATAACATGCGGCATGGCCGGCGTGCATAGCTTGAATGACATTGCGCCGCTACCGATCGCCGACGTTGTACGCGAACTGAAAACAGTACGGCCGAACATGTGGCGGAAACGAAATTGAGCCGCGATGAAATGCTCTTGCGGCATGGGTTTTATTGCGGCATGGCCGATCGGGTGTTAGGTGATGCGAGCTATGGCGCGCGTTGGTACGGCCGCGCGCACGAGCTCGACGAAGCGGCGTATAGGCAATCGGCAACCGAGATTCAAGCGCGCCTGGTTGCGGCCGGCGCGATCGGGCCGGACGAAGACCCGTTTATTACGGCGCATCCGGAATTTAAGGGCTTATGACGCGTTTTCAGGCGTACGCATTGGCGCATCCGTTGGCGCGAGCGGCCGGCAGTAGTGCGGCCGAATACCGGCTAATTCAGATACCGTGGTCGATTATTCTAACGGTCAACAAATGACTCACGGTCAATTCGGGGCGGTCCAGTTTGGCACGCATCAATGGCGCGATGGTCCGGCAAGGTGATAACGACGGACCGATGGGGCGCCGGCGTGATGAACGCGGCGCGCCGGCTCGCCGCGTCGGTTCTAGATGGCGTCGGTACGGGCGAATCGGTCGAATTGCTCAAGCCGGTTTGTTTGCACGTTCGGCGCGCGCTATCGGCCGAGGAAATCGCAACGCTCACGCCGGAATGGTTGGCGATACCGGCGCGCGACGAATTTACCGCTGATGGAGCGATGGAATCGAGATTATGACCGATCGCCCGCGGGACAACGGTTTAGTTGTTGTAGACGACTAAGCGAAGGAAACCGCGGGCGCCGGCCGGTTTGAGTTTATCACGGCGTAGCTGGAATCGCCGGCTTTGTCCACCGGCGAAGGGCGCTCGACGGCAAATATACCGGGGGGTATGGGTGGTGATCGGGCGCCCGCTCGTTTCGTTCGGCAATGCGGAGGTTGCCATGCTGAATATTCGATTTGTATTGCTCGTGCTCGCGTTTCTATCGCTCGGCGCCGCGGCCGTCGGCGTGCCGTCGCGCGTCAATCTGGTTGCCGCGGGGCTCGCACTCTGGGTGCTCGCGGTGCTGATTACGTGAAACGCTTGATTTCGCGGGCCGAGTACGACGGGCTAAACGCGTTTTCGCAAGGGTACGCCGTCTATTGGGAGGGCGATCAGCCGGGAAGTGAGCTACACGGCTTGACGAACCCGTACGCGGCCGGCACGCCGGAACATGACGAATGGAACCGCGGGCAAGTTTTGGCGACGCAGAATGCCCAAGATAGCGAAGAATAGGCGATCGGGCGGGCGAAGCGGCGGACTCTCCGCACCTTCGCCCGCTCAATCTTCGGACTCGGCGTCGCGCCGGCGAACTTCGGCGCAAAGGGCTTCAAACTTGCGGCGCTCGGCCGCGGCGTACTCGGGGTCGATCAACTCGCCGACAGTCTCGACGCCGCAATTGTCGCCGATGCAAAGGTACTTAAAATGCGTATCGCTCAAACAGGTAACGCCGACAGTCGGCGCGCCGCACCTTGGGCACTTGATTAGCGGGTGTTGCTGCATGGCTCAATCTTCACACGCGGCCTGGAACCGCGGGAAGTCGCGCGCCGCGGCTTGCACGATCTCGTTTAGCGCCTGTAAGAGCTCGGGGGCGCCGGCGAACGTGACAACGAGCCGGCCGGCCGATAGCTCGATATTCGGCGGCAAGTCGGCGAACGCTTCGGACCGAGCGGGCGGTACGGCGATCGAGCGGGCGACGATCGCGCGGCCGGCTTCAAAAATTGCGTCGTTGACACGCTCGACGCGGCGCGCTTCATACTCGAAATCGTCGGTACGGGCGATCTTACGAACCCATGCCAGGGCTTGTGAGCGTAAGACGACGTGTGCGGCGCCGACGCGTAGGGCGCCCATGCGCCGCATGAGCCGGCCGGCTTCGGTTTGCGAGACGCAGAATAGATACTCGATCGCGCGCCGGTCTAAAACCGGCTCGGCGATTGCCTGCAGGTTGCGCTCGATCGTTGGAAAGTTGCGAAACCAATGGGGTTTACGTGGCATCGGCGGTACTCGGTTATTCTACTGCGTTTCGGTGAGCTCTAACCAAGTTTACTTATCGCACCTTATCGGAAACGGCCGATGGATTACGAATATGTGTACTCTTGGGGTCCACGCTTGAAGCAATGGCCGGCGTCGTCGCCGCTCTTGCAACTCGACCGCAAGGGCCAGCGTTGCCGCGTGCTCGCCCGCGGCGCCTTAAATTCGGCATTGATTGAGTTTGAAGACGGCGCGCAAGCCGTCGTCAGCCGCAACGCTTTACGCAAATGCAAGCCGGCCAGGAAACCTTAACGGCAATTCGCCGATGGATACGGGCCGATCATTCGCGGGCCGTTCGGATTGACTACTTTCCTACGGCGGCGCCTGGTTGGAAGTGGGCCGCGGCGCCTGGTTGGAAGTGGGCCGCGGTTGGAATCGACCGCGGGCGCGGTGTTTGCATCGTGAGCACGTGCGCCGGCCGGACGCTCGCCGCGGCGCTCGCGAAATTCGGCCGGACGGTTGAACGGGCGGGCGAAGGTGCGGCCGGTTCGCACTCTCGCCCGCTCGATCGCTCGGGAGTTTGAAGCTATGCCAGTAATCGAACGCGTGCTATCACGGCTCGGGCTCGGGCGCAAGGCCGACGTACCGATTATCAACGACGGCCGCGGCAATCTGCCGACGGTGCGCGTTGTCCGCGGCGTTGGGCTCGGCGCCGCGTCTTGGACGGGCGCCGATTACAACGGCTTGGCAAGCTCGGGTTATCAACTCAATTCCGACGTGTACGCGTGCATTTCGCTGATTGCCGGCGCCGGCAAACAGGTGAAATGGTGGGATGGCGCCGGCGCATCGAAATCGCTCGCGACGCCGGCCGAGCTCTACAAGGCGCTCGGGCATGATGCCGACGACTTGCCCGTAGGCGGCGACGAAGCGAAGCGCGCTCGGCACGTCAAAGCGGCGATCAACCCGCGGGCGTCGGTCGATCTGTTAAACAAGGCGGGCGGCGCCGCATTCATCGAAGCCTGGTTATCGTACCTGCTAATCTCGGGCAATAACTACGTGGAAATCGAGCGTACCGGCGACGCGATCGCCGGCAAGCCGTCTATGCTTTTCCTGCAACGGCCGGACCGAGTAACGGCGCACGTGCGGCCGGCCGGCTCGATCGCCGCGCAAGCGAGCGAACAACAGCTAATAGACTATTGGGTGGTATCGGCGTACGCGCAACGGCGCGACGTACCGCCCGCAAACATCGTACATTCCAAGCTATTCAATCCGACGGACGATATTTACGGCATGGCGCCGCTACAGGCGGCGTTATTGCGAGTGGACGCGGAAAACGAAGGGCTCACGCTCATAAAACGGATGCTGCAACGCGGCTTTTCGCCTGGTTGGATTGAAGCGGCGAAAGATTCGCAATGGGACGAGCCGCAAGTGGCGCAACTCAAAGAGCGGATCCGCGGGAGTAAGCAACTCGGCGAGGAATTGTTTTTAGAAAATGCAACATGGCATCAAATGGGCTTTTCGCCCACTGATTCCGGCGTTACCGAGCAACAGATTTTGAGCAAGCGCGATATCGCGAGCGTCTTTCACGTGCCGTCGCAATTGATCGGCGACGTGGCGAGCCAAACGTACGCTAATTGGCTTGAGGCGCGCCGCGCGTTGTACATGGAGGCGGTTATACCGCTCTTGAAGCAATTCAAAGACGACTGGAACCGGACGATAGGCGCCGCGCTCGGCTCGCCGCTCGATTTCGACCGCGACAGTTTCGATGCGATCACGGCCGCGCGGCAAGAGGCGACAGACCGCGTTGTAAAATTATTCACGAGCGGGCTTATTACGCAAGCCGAAGGGCGAAGCGATCTAGAGTACGGTGAGGCGAAGCCGGGGGATACGTTCTATGCGCCGGCAAACTTAATGCCGCTCGATCGGACGGGTGCGTAACATGGCTCAACCGCGGTACAACGCCACGCTACAGGCTTTCATTCGGGAGTGGCGCCCGAACGACGCCGAGCTTGACAAGCGGTTTATTCAAGCCGTGCGCGAGCTCGTATCGGCGATCGTTTCACCACCGGCCGGGGTATTTGAAGTCGAAACGATTCTATCGGACGCGGGCGGCAAGGTGATTTTGCGGCTTGGCGATTATGAGGCGCAGTTAGACCCGCTCGACGCGCAACGGCTCGCGCTCGCGCTCGTTGAGGCGGCGGCGGCGGCTCGGGCGGAATCGTGGCTCGTGCAATTCCTACAACAGCACTTGCAAGTGGAAATGGGAACCGCGGCGCGCGTGATTTCGAGCTTTCGAGACTATCGCGTTGCCGAAATGCAACGCGAGCTTGACCGCGATATGCAACGGCCGGCGCCGGCCGCGGCGCCTGGTGGGGGCAAGCGGTGACGACGTTGCGGGCGAATCAACGGGTACGAATCTCGGGCGAAGCCGGTACCGTGATCGGCCGCGTTGAGGAAATCCGGCCGGTAGACGATATGCCGGAATTTGCCGAGCTTGGATTCGCGACGACGGGCGAATTTGCGCCGCGCTCGATCATGCGGGAGTTCGGTATTGAACGAGTGGCTTCGATCAGCTACCATGCAACGCCGAACACTCAGTATCTCTTTACGGCGTTTGAAATCGGCGGCGAGTGGTACGACTTGAAGCGCAACAAAATCACGCTTGAAGTAGTTGGGGTTTTCCAATGAAGTCGCGCCTACAGACGGCCGTTGCGCGCTTCGCCGGCCATTGCGCCGAGTGCGGCCGGACGATCGCCCGCAACGCGCCGATTGTGTACGATACCAAGCTCAAGCGCACACTTTGTAAGGCGTGCGGCGAGCACCAACAAACGCAAGAGGGCGAGCTTTTCGCGAAGTAACCCGATGGCGTGGCGAATTGGGTCTAAAGTTCCGATTAACGTCTATGACGGCGACCGGCCAGTCTGCCAGTGTCAGACTGCCTTGGATGCAAAAAAGATCGTATATGCCGTAAATAAATATCTGGACGAGCACCAACAAACGCAAGAGGGCGAGCTTTTCGCGAAGTAATGGTACTGGCAATGCCGGCCAAAAGCGCGCGGATTTATCGCGCGTTCGATCACTTTATGGCGCAAGCCGGCCGCGGCGCCGCGCGAAGCGCGCATACTCGCCTGGTTGCCGAAGCCGGCAAAGCGGCTCGGGCGTACTCGGGCGGCGCCGGCGACGCCGCGGCGCTCGGCGAAGTGCTCGACTCCACATGGGCGAGCTATCTCGGGCTTGTTTGGGTCGAAACCGTGACGCGCGCCGGCGTGCTCACGGCCGAATCGCTCGGCGCCGCGGCGATCGACGCCGGCGTATTCGATCGGGCGGCGCGCCAGTATCTCGACCGCAACGGGCGCTCGCACGGCGCCGGCATCGCGGCAACGTCGCGCAAGGCTATTCAAAAGTCGATCGACGACGGGCGCGAAGCGAAGGAAACGCCGGCCGAAATCGGGCGCCGGATTCTCGACGACGCCGAAGCCGCGGCCGTGTGGCGCGCGGCTACGATCGGCTCGACGGAAGCGCACGCGGCCGGCAATCTCGGCGCGCTTACCGGCGCGGTGCAAACGTTGCGGGGTTGGGCGAAGGTGTGGACGGCGCCGCGGGCCGCGGGCGTGACGTGCGATCAGCATAAATCGACGCATGGGCAGCGTCGAGGCCTGCGCGAGGCGTTCGACGTGGCGAACGATTACGAAACCGACAATCCGGCACGCGACGCGATGAATTATCCGGGCGACGGCGAACACGGTGCGCGGGCGTCGAATGTCATCAATTGCCGTTGCGCGATGGAGTTTAGGAGGTTACAGCAATGAAGGGAAAAAGAGGCGATCGGCCGGCCGCGGACGCGGCGAACGATGACGCCGCGGCGTCGGATCCAGTTGCGAAAATAGACGAAGGGCCGGCCGGATCCACAACCGGATCCGCGGCGCCTGGTGCGGCGGCGGCGCCCGATACCACGATCAAGACATACGAGAAGATTCTAGTAACGGAATCGGTTAAACACACATTCACGCAACCGGAGCTCGCCGAGCTCGCCGACAAAATGGCGCAAGCCGCGGCGAAGGTGTACAGCATCGAGCGGGAAAAGGCCGAGCAAGCCGCGCACTATGGCGCCGAGCTCAAATCGGCGAATCTCGCGGCCGGCGAGCTCGTGGCAAAGTACAACCTTCGGTACGAAATGCGCGACGTGGAATGCCGCATTGAGTTTGACAAACCGGAGCCGGGTTACAAGTCGTATATTCGGACCGATAACGGCGAATTTGTCAAAGATGCGCCGATGACCGCGGCCGAGCGGCAACGGGCGTTTGTATTCGACGCCGGCGACGGCCGGCCGCAATAGGGGGAATTTATGCCGATCGAGAAAAAGTCTTTCGTTTGCGCGCTCGACTTCAAAGAAGTGAGCGAAACCGGCCAGTTTGAAGGGCACGCGGCCGTTTTTAACAACGTCGATCTCGGCGCCGATCGCATCAAACGCGGCGCCTTTTCGCGCACGATCGGCGAGACGGCCGGCAAATGGCCGGTACTCATGGGGCATATCATGAGCCGGCCGGTTGGGTTCTCGACGGGCGCCGAGGAAGACGGCAAGGGCTTGCATGTGTTCGGCGAATTTACACTCGCGGCCGACGACGGCCGCAACGCGCACGCGCTCGCCGTCCACGCGGCGAAGCTCAAGCAACCATTCGGGCTTTCGATCGGCTATGGCATCGGGGAAAACGGCGCGAAATTCAATTCGGATACGGGCGTTCGCGACTTGACCGATTTGGACGTTTACGAATTTTCGCTCGCCGCGGTACCGATGAATCAACGGGCGCGCATCGGCCGCGTGAAAGCGGCCGGCGAGCGGTTGACCGAACGCGAAATTGAGGGAATCTTGCGGGATGCAGGATTCTCTAACAGTGAGGCGAAGTGTCTCATTTCCTCTTTGAAGGGACAACGGGACGTTGAACCGGAAACGCTACTCGATACGAAAGTAGCGGCGGCATTCCACGAGCTAATCAACACGGCCGGCGTGGTTTATCAATACACGGCCGGCATGGAGCAATTACGTCATGGAACCTAACAACAATCCCGTCACCGGCGAAGACGTTTCGCGCCTTATGGGTATCCTCAACGGCTTCAAAGGCCAGTACCAGCAGTTGCACGACGACTTTACGAAATTCGGCGGCGCGCAATCGGAGACAACCGTCAAGCTCGGCAAACTGACAGACGATATGATCGCTCTGCAGACGAAGTATGCCGACGAAGCAAAAAAGCGAATTGACGCGATCGAGGAAAAGCTAAACCGCGCGCCGGCGACGCCGGAAATGCCGAAGTCCATCGGTCAACAGGTGGTAGAGAATCCGGCATTGCTCGCGGCGATCAAATCGGGCGGACGGTTCGCCGTTTCGGTTGCCGTTAAAGGGCCGATCGCGGCGTATCTCGCGTTGAAAGACATTACCAACGTTTCGACGGGCATTAGTTCGCCGCTCTCGCAAATGGCGGTTGGGCCGCGGTTGCCGCTCGGCGTGCGCTCGCTCGTGCCACAAGGCCGCACGTCGGCCGGCGCCGTCGAGTACGTCGAGGAAACGAGCTTCGCCAACAATGCGGCCGTCGTCGCCGAGGGCGGGCCGAAGCCGAAATCTGACAAGGTGTTTACGGTTCGCTCGCAAATTGTACGCACGATCGCGCACTATTTCAAGGCGAGCAAACAAACGCTCGACGACTTGCCGTACCTGCAGACTCAGATTGAGAACAACGGGATTTACGGCGTCCAATTGGTTGAGGACAACGAATTGCTCAACGGCTCGGGCGTACCGCCACACCTGCAGGGCTTCATGACGGTTGCGGCGGCGGCGCCGGCGCCACCGGTACCGGCCGTCGGCGAGCCGGCCGCAACGGTAATTGACGCGCTCGGCGCCGCGGTGTTCGATTTGGCGGCGAAAGGCTACATGCCGGACGGCGCCGTCTTAAATCCGGCCGATTGGGGCTCGGTTGCGATGCTCAAGAGCACCACCGGCAATTACCTTTTCGCGAATCCGCTCGCCTACACGAGCGGCGGGCGCGTTTGGGGTGCGCGCCTGGTGCTTTCGGCGAATCAAGCCGCGGGCAATTTCCTGGTGGGTGCGTTTCAAGGTAACTCGCAACTACTCGACCGCGAGGATGTAAACGTACAGGTTGCGACGCAGAACGAGGATGACTTCATCAAGAACATGGTTACGATTCTTGTAGAAGAACGGCTCGCGCTCGTGATCTATCAGCCGGCCGCGTTTGAAAAGGGCATTACGCCGGCCGCGGTGCTCGCTCAGGGTGCCGAGGGTACGCGCGAGCGGGCTCGGAAGTAAGATAAACGGATCCGGCCGGCCGAGGCGAAACGTTGCCGGCCGGACGTTGCCGGGGGAATCCCGCTCTCTTGTCAGGCGGGCGGGATTCTTGCCGGCGTTTTCGGGGGGCAAGATGACCGAAGGCGAACAAAAACAACCGAAGCCGAAAAAGATCAAGCCGGCGCCGAAGCGCAAGCCGGCGAAGTCGCCGGTTAACAAGGCGATGGACGGCACGCCGGAAAACAAGGCGCTATGAGGGGGAAACGGGGCGAACGAGCGGGCGAAGCGGCGGAAATGCCGCACTCTCGCCCGCTCAATCCGTCGTTGCCGTTGCCGAGCGATCCCGCGGCGCCGAAGTACTGGACTTATGAAACGGGCGGCGAGCTCGCAGTGTCGATCGGCCGGCTATTGCGCGTCGAATCTCTCAGCGATCGCGATTACGAGCTAATTCGCGCGTACTTCAAGCAGTGGATCGACTCGCCGGCGTGGGATATGAACCCGAACCAAGACGCGGCCGGCGCCGCGGCGCTAGCGGCGTTGCGCGCCGGCGTGGACGGGCTCAAGACAACATCGGATATTCACGACTGGTTGCGGCTCGCCGATCAAACCGGAGTTGACCCGTTATGAGATTTTTGCAAATCGAGGTTGTTGTACCACCGGCCACGATTCCGGTTACGTCCGATCAGTTTGTAGACCATGCCAGGTTGAACGGGCTCACGGTCGATCGACAACCGGAATTGATTGATCGGGAGTTAGCGGCGGCGACGCGCCGCGGCGAGCAATATTGCCGGCGCTCGTTTCTGACTCAGACTCTCAACGCGTTGTACGTGCCGGACAATCTTACGTGTGCGTGTACGCTGATGCTCATTTTGCCGCGGGGCAAGGTGCAAAAGGTAACGTCGATCACGGCGGGCGGCGCCGTCGTCGATCCGGCCGGTTATACGCTCGAATGGAACGTAATCAAGCTCTCGGCGCCGCTCGCCGGCGCCGCATCGGTACTGTTTGACTCGGGCTATGGCGATGATCCGGCCGACGTGCCGGACGGCATCAAAGAGGGCATTCTAGAGTACGCAACGGTGCTCTATGAATCCCGATCGGGCGGGCGCGATCAAAAGTACGCGGCCAGCGGCTCGCAACAGTTGCCGGACGGGATACGCGACTTGTGGCGCCCGTTCCAGATCGAGATAAGCGGCTAATGACTTACTCGGCTTCGCGGGCACGCCGGCGCGCACCTTTCATTCGGCGGCGCCGCGCTTCGGCTTTGCGCTCGGCCGGATCCACCGGCCAGCCGCGGCCGTTCGTTGTAGGCGCCGGCGCCGCGGCCGGCGCGACGCCGAAGCCGGCAACGATCTCTTGCATTTTCTCAAGCATGTATTCCATGCCGGGAAGTAAAACCGAGCGGCCGATAGCGGCGAAATGTTCGGTATCTGAC